GCCTCCGCCGCCTCCGACCATGTTGAACACTAAGCTCATGCCGTTGCCTCCGTTCTCAGAATGTTGACCGTAAGATTTTTCGTCGGCGTAACGTCGCAGTGAAAGCTCATCCTGCCCGCCGTTGTCACATTGTCGGCGTAGATCATCGCCTCGGCATAGTCCTTGAAGCTGTCCCCTGCCGGGCACACCGTATAGGCATAGCCGCTTGCAATGAACTTGCTGTTGCTGACTGCCTGTGTGCCTGCGCTCCACCCTGCCGCCGTCAGCGTCACAGTAAAGGAGTCCGCCTTTCCGCTCTTCCCGTTCCATGCCGTCCTCTCCGCGGCGGTAATGTGCTTAGCTGTGTTTTGCGCGTGGGTATTCAGATTGTCCTGTACGGTCTCTGCCGCGCCCTGCGCGTCCGCTCCGACCATTGCGGCGGTGTAGTCGCCCGTCTGGGGCGCAACAGCTCCGGAGCGCCCGTTGAAGCTTGAAACACCGCCTCCGGCAACTCCCTGTGCGGCCATAGCCCAATACTTGGCGTTGTTCGTGTCCTCGCCGGTTCGCGTGCCTGTGCCGCCGACTGCCCAGCTCTCGGACAGCTTGCTGCTCGCCTGTGCGCTTTGTGCACTCGCTCCGGCGCTCTGTGCGCTCCCCGCCGCCGCGCTCTTGGCGCTCTCTGCGTCTGTCTTGGCGCTCTGTGCGGAAGTATTCGCGGCCTCGGCATCTGCTTTCGCGGTCTGCGCCGAGGTGTTTGCAGTCTCGGCCTTGCTCTGCGCCGTCTGTGCCGCTGCTTTTGCCGACTCTGCGGCGGATTTTGCCGACTGCGCGGAAGCATTCGCGCTCTCGGCGCTTGCCCCTGCCGTGACCGCCGCTGCTTTCGCGCTCTCTGCGGCTGCCTTTGCGCTCTGTGCCGCCTGAGCCGCGGTCTGAGCCGCCGTGGCCTTTTCTGTGGCCGTCTGAACGCTCTGTGCGCTTGCAGTCTCGCTGGCCGCTGCCGATGCAGCCGACTCTGCCGCCGCTGATGCCGAGCCGGAAGCCGATGCTGCCGCGCTTTCTGCTGCGGTCTGTGCGCTCTCCGCTTTGCCTTGGGCAGTCTCGGCCTTGCTCTGCGCGGTTTCCGCTTTGCCCTGTGCGGTCTCGGCTGCTGCCTGTGCCGTCTCTGCGGCATTCTGCGCATCCTCGGCTTTGCCCTGTGCGGTCTCTGCCGCTGTCTGCGCGTCCTTTGCCGCCTGTGCCGACTGTGCCGCTGCCGACTGCACCTGCGCCCAGATGGGCAGTGTGCCGGTCGATACGTCCTCATAGCCCTCATAGCCCTTGCGTATCTTGCCGACCGTCGCCCACACCGTGGGTATCGCGACCGTGTTGGCGTTGTCAGCACCGTACACGCCGACCATGAGTATCTCGTCGCTTTTCTCAAGGCATTCCTGCGGAATGGAGCAGACGTTGTTTTCCCAATACGAATCGAGCACGACCTTTGTAACGTCGCCTGCCGTGAATATCGCGGTTCTGCTTATTTCCGAATGCCAATCGGCTGAAAACTCGAATTTTATCTTTGCATTTATCATGCCGCTGGTTAAGGTTTCGTTTTCCGTCACCGTCGCCAGCGCTTTGCCGATCATGATTGTTGTCAAAAGGCTTTTCCTCCTTTTTTGCTTCTTGATTTCAGCATAACAAAAGGAGGCAGGGCTTATTAAGCCCCACCTCCGCATGTTTTTTAACTTTCGTCGTTCTCTTTGCGCTTATAATATTCCTGCGCATGGTCGATTATCCCCTGCGCCGGGTTTGAACTCTTATAGGCCGCTGCTTCCCATTTTGCAAGGCTGCTCTCGTTATTGACTTCGTACTTAGCGATATGGTCTGCGTATTTATATACATAACTGAGCATGTATGCCTTTTCAGCATCGGATGCGCGAGAATATGCACTGCTGTTTATTATCTTAGTTGCCAGATCATAAGAGGTTTGCCCCTTAACTGTTGCATACTTCACATATTCCTCAGCCGTCAGATATTCGCCGTTGATTTTTGTGTTTGTTTTCGCGCGGCTGGGATATACGGAGGTTTCGCCCAGATCATAAAGCCGTTTGAATTCGCCGTCTATCTCGGTGCTGCGCTCCTTCTTGACGTATGCCGGATTTACAAAGTTGTTGAGCACCCTCTCAAACAGGTTGCCGGTTTCCTCTGTACGTCCCCATGCGTCAATGTACGGTATCTGGCTGAAATCATAAAGCGGTATCTTGTTGGCGATCTTGCCCCACATATATTGCAGCTCAGAGCCGACATTGCTGTTGAGGTCAATATACGTTGTTTCTCGCTGATTTTCTCCAAACGCTCTTTCGGCCTGCCCGAACAGCGTCGGGAAATACTGTGATATGTAGTTTGTCGCCATGCTCGTTACGATTTTGAACGAACCCTGTCCTTGCTTTATGTAGGCAAGGTTATTAAACAGATCGTTGACGCTTTGAAGCATTGACATTTCAAACATCGGCGTGCTGAGGCTCATGACGGAACTCATAAGGTTCTGAACAAAGCCGTTATCCTCGCTTTTGCCGCTGAGCGAATTATACAGTTCAACGCCCACGAATAGCGGCATGCTTTCCGGCGCGAGCCAGTCAAGCGTGATGCTTAGACCGCCTATGTTAAGCGCATAGTTTTGACTTCCGCCCAGCTCGTCAAACTTGTTTTGTTTATCGTCGTCTCCGGGACTGCCGCTGAATAATCCCCACGATGCCAGAAGAATACCCAATCCAACAAGCGCAGTGCCAGTCAGCCCGGCTGAAACGTCGTCGATAAACTGTGCCGGTGACATTCCGTTTTCTACATCGCCGTTTACATACGCCTTGACTTTCTTCGTGTCAACGGCGAGCGACTTTATAAGCCCTACGGGCGAGTATTCCACCGCTCTCACGAGTATGTTTGCCGGTGTTTTTTTGAACGGCAAAACACCCTCTATCAGCGCGGAAGCGATCTTGTTATCGACCTTGCCGAGCCTGCTGACCATTGCCGAAAATCTGTTTGTGTCGCGGTAAGTCGCTTTCTGGGCTTCCTTTACCGCAACGGTCTGAGCTTTTATTATCGTGCTTTCGGGTACCTTGCCGGTGTTGAGCTGTTCGGCGGTTATGCCGTTTGCCTTGTACCATTTCGCGAGCGCGTTGGCGTATGCAGGTTTACAAAACCATGCGTCCTCCGCGTCAAGCAGGTTTGAATTGCCCTTGCGTGCCGCCTCAAGGATTTTGGTTTTGTAAATCGTCCTTTTCTTGTCTATGCCCTGGAATGTATCGACATACTTGCCGCCCGAGAGTATAGTCTCCTGCATCGCTTCATAATCGGTCATTGCATACTTTATAAGTGCCACGTCATTTGCGTTATTGCGGTTGAGCATGGCTTTGCTGCGCTCTATGCCTCCGTTCACTTTGCTGTCGGCGACATTTTCAAGGCCGTATGCTATGGTGTTTTTGACTGCCCTGACCGGCACGAAAAATGCGTTGCCCACGATGTTTCTGACATGTGTACGAGGATTGCCCAGCATTGCGAGGTATCTGAAATTGTTGAGCTTTTCATACCATGTCGCGTCTATCTGCTGTGCTACGCTCTGCTCGATTTTCGCCCATGCGGTCTTTATGCCATCCTCGTCGCCGCTTCTGAGTGCTTTACCGTACTCGTCATACAGCACCTTGTCAACGTGTATATCCGCTTTGTTGTCCTTGTATTTCTCGTTAAGGTCTTCCTCTATAGTCTCAACGGACTTTGCGGCAAGATACAGTTTGCATTCGGGAGAGAGCTTGTTGAGTATGCGCATCGCCTGCAAAGACTGCGCCGTATTCGTCGAGTTTTTCACCATAAGTGAAGCAATATCCAGCGCGGTTGCATAATCTCCGCTGTTGACGGCGTTATTGTACAGAGCAATACCCATAACGGTATTGTCCTTCGATACCTTACCGGCATTTATCTGTGCCTTGTAATCGGCAAGCGCCTGTTCCCAGCCGTTAGCCTCTATCGTGATCTCGGCTTTTTTGAGCGCTGCCTCGTCGGAATAGGCTATGTGTGAGAATTTGCCCTGTGCCGCGTCCTCGCGTAGTGCGTCGGAAAACTCTGCCGGGGTAACGCCGCTGTTTGCGAGTGTGGAAACATGCTTGCTCGTGAGCTTGCCGTTCAGATCTTCCTTTGGTATCTCCTGCGGCGCCCTGTGCTGCTGTTCGGCGAGATTTGCCTCCTGCTCCTTGCTTATCGGGTGCAGTACGCTGTCGCCCTCGCCCTGAGCCTCCGTTACCCAGCGCTCGCCCACGGTTTCCTCTCCCGTGAAGTTTGCGGAAGCTGCGCCCATGCCCTCCGGCAGGTCGTTGCCCACCCGCTCATCAACTCTCGTGAGAACGTTTTGAAGGGCTTTCATCTTGGCGTAGCTTTCGAGTTTTCTGTGCTCACGCGCATATTGATTGCTGAGTACCGTAAAGCGGTTTTTCGCCTTGGTGGTAGTGTCGTAGTCTGCGCCGCTGTCCTCGGCCTCTGTAAGCGTCTGCTGCGCCGCACTGAGCTTTTCGCGTATGTCCTCGACCTTGCTGTACTGCTTCTGATAGTCGCGTATAAGGCCGCGCTCGTTCTCGTTTGCGGCATCCTCCGCCGTAGCCTGTGCAAGCTTCCGCTCATTCTGCCGCCGCAGCTCGTTAAGCCTCTCCGGCTCGCGGGAAAAATGCACATTCGGAACATCGTTTGCAATCTTCATTCTCGCGGCATCATCACCGGCTGCGTATTCCTCGACGCTTTCAATGCCGGCATTTTTGAGCGCCGTGCGCAGCTCGTCGGAGGATGTGCTGGGGATAATGACCTTGCGTATCTCGTCAAAGCCGACCGCGCGTTCAGGCTTTGCCTCGAAGATGTTGACCGGCATATTGTTAACGTCAAACAGCAGCGCAACTATATCGCTCGCCATTTTATCGGTAAGCGGATAGTTATACTTCTTGAAAAGCGCTTTCACGTTCGCGGGGCTAACATATTTAAGCTCCGTTGCCTCCATAAACACTTCGCCTATAGAGTCCAATTCCATAAGCTCGTTACTGTAGCTGCTGTGGGGAACGAGGTTATAAATGTCGTGCATGAGCTCGGAAAGCCTGCTGTCAAGCGCATCGGATATTTGGCTTGCTTCCTCCGCTGTCAGGTGCTTCAGGCGTCCTTCAAGCTTGTGCATATCTTCGACGCTCTTGAAGCGCTCGGCAGTACCTGCACGCAGACTTTTAACGCCGTGGAAGCCCATAACGTTTCGTGAGTTTCCGTCGCCCTGCGAAGCCATTGCCTTTACTATGCCGTCAAGTGTATTCGGATAATGCGTAGCCTTGAAGCTTCGCCTATTTCCGCTTGAAGTGTAATAATCTTTGTTGTTATAAAAACCGCTGTCCTTTACTGCGTCGCCGTACAGGTCATTGAGCCACTTAATATATTCGCCGCTGTCAACGGCTTTTCTTATAGCAATGTTTGTCGCGTCAATATCGACTTCGGTTTTTCGGGTCTCAGCACCATCCTTGAGATATTTGCGCGCATTGGTTGCTTCCTTGATAAGCTCTGCCGGTTTCATTGCATCAACTACGGATTTTGCCGTTTTCGCATCAATTCCGTTTTTGGTGTAATACTGCTCGAACGCCGCTTTAAGCGCATCTCCGTGCTTTGCAAACCAAGCCTTTCGCGCAGCGAATGGAGCTTCATTATGTTTTGCAGCCATTTCGTTGAGAACATCCGCGCCGAGCGTGTTTATCAGCGCATCATATACCTCGATCTGATTATCCGTAAGCCGCGTTATCGTTTCGGTTTTCACCGATTCAACAGGCGTTCTGCCGGTGTCAGCAAGGTATATTTGCATCATCCGCGTGTCATCGGCAAATTTGTCTATTAGCCCCTCCACGCCGCCGTATTTCGTGAGTGTGTCATCAAGGTAATTGGCAGACTCATATAACGGACTCACAAAATCATGACCATGTTTTTTCTCAAGCTCGTAATATTTGCGTCGTATTCTCTGAGCCGCCTTTTCGTTTGCCTCGTATTCCATGCGCGGGAAAAGCGGAGTCCATGCATCTGCTGAGTAAACGGTGTTGCGCCTGTCAAACTTCGGGTCAACTGTTTCCTTGCCGAAAACGACGGTGATATTGCCGAAATTCGTGTGCGGTATATCGCTTTTTGTTATTGCGATACTCGGCATCGGAAAACCGCCGAGTTTAAGCGTTTTCAAAAGCTTTGTCTCGTCAAGATTGTGGAGCGCAATAAGGTTTTTCTTCTGCTCCACCGGCGCTTCCATGGAAAATTTCTTTGATACTTCCGCTTGTTTGGTTACAACCGCACTGACCGCGCCAAATTTGTTTGTGCCTACAATCGTGTAATCCTTTCCGAGCGCATCGGACAGATATGCCACAAGCTCTTTTTTTGTAAAGCCCTTCTGATAGCTACCGGTGTTGCTGATATAGTATTCCATATTAGCTTCATCAATCGGCACTTTACTTGAGGCATTGCGAACGTCTGTACCGCGAACATTGATAAACATTCTGCCGCCGTCGTTAAGCATTTGTCCCATTTTTACAACAAGCGCATCTCGCTGATCCTGAGGTAAAACATTCAAAACGGCGTTGCTGATTATCACATCGTATTTTTTGTGAAGTTTGCTGTAATCGGTGTACTTTGGTTTGTATGAACTGTCAGGGAACGGCTCTATGTCCTCGACGTTAAACCCGTATTCCTCAATACCGGCTCTCGTACCGTAGCCCAAACCGCTTGAAGCATCAAGCACAGTGCCGTCAAAGCCCTCCGCTTTGAGCGCATCGTATATCTTGCGATAGCTTTTTACCGTGCCGCTTATCTGCGTCGGGTTTCTGCTCTCGGAGCTTTCCGCATCGACCGCCCACAAATCAGGATGCTTTGCTCGCACCTCGTCCGTTGTGCTGCCTCGCTCCCACTCGCCGTTCTTCGGCTGTATCGGCTTTACAGGCTCAAGGGAAAATTTCTTGTTGACATTTTCGGAAGAACTGCGTATACTGTTCTCAGAAGCACCGCGACGAGCAGAGGCATTTTGCCTCATCTGGTCTTTCTTAAAAAGATCAACTTCGTCTGCGGTGTTTTCTTTTATGCTTACGATATCGTACAGATACTTTTTTCCATCGGAAGCATTGAGAATAATAAGTTCAGCGTCAAAAGATTTGACGTTTGTAACCTTACTGTTCTGCTTTACAGGGAATGCAAATGCGGTTGAGTATCTGTAAATACCATACTCAGCATCCTTGTTGTCTGCATGCTTTGCTTTCTCCCAGCGGCGGTTTGTGGCGATCTCTATCATCTCGCCAAGCTTGCCGATAGCCTTATTCTTTGCTTTGAGAATTGGTGGAACATTTTTCAGTATCTGTTTTGTATACTCTGACTGCGTATACTCGCCGGGTAAGCTCTCACCGAGATAGACCTTGCTCCCACTCTCGATTATCGTATACGCCTCGCCGATATGATTTGCGATATACGCCGCTACTTTTTTGTGGTTATGCAGTTCCTTAGCGGTCAACGGGCTGTTCTCAATCCATGCAATTTTCTTGCCGTTGACCTCGCGTGAATACATTTCCCCGCCTTTTTTCGGCGGTGCTCTGCCTTTGTTCGCGGTCTCGGCGGTGTGTTTACGGAAACTTTCCTGCACCTTGCCGTAGTTTGCGCTGTCGTGCTCCGTTCCGGCAAAGATGTTTATCCTGCCCAGCGCGTCACAGCACATTTCCTCGAACGCCTCGGCCTCGCTTATCGTGTCGCCGTATGCGTGTCTGTAGACCTCAACAGCGCTGTTAAGCTCTTTCTCCGAGAGGTCTGAAAGCATAGCGCTGCGCAGCTCGTCAAGGCTTATATCGCCCTGTGCGATTGCCGCGTGCCCCATCTCGTGGCGCATTATCTGCTCTGCGGATATGTCGGGATGGTCTGAACGCACCATAACGGTTTTGCTCTCGGTATCGACCATGCCTCTGAACTCGCCGCCGCTGTCCTTGATATTGCCGCCCTCGAAATATGTGACGTTATAGCCGTAGCTTTTTGCAAGCTCACGGCCTTTTTTCATGCTCTCGGTGTCCTCGCCGGAGTAGTAGACGTTTTCCTGCTCTACGCCGTTATAGACTACTTTTTGCTCAGTTTTGCCTTGAGCTGCGCTATAACCGCTTTGTCTGCCGCTATCTGTTCCGGCGTAAGCTTCGACTGTGCCTCTTTCCACTGAGGGTATTTGTCCTTCGGTATTCTGACCGTTAAGCCGTTGGCCGCTGTCGCGTAGACGTACTCCATTATTGTTTACCTCCTGTGTGTTTATCTGGTTGTTTACCTGTGTGCTTACATTATCACCCTGCGCCGCCGCATTGTCAACCGCCGCCTGAGTTGTAGATGCACCCATGTTATAGGCTATCTCCGCCTGTGCGCGGTTCAGAACGGGCACTTTGGTGAGCGACTCTTTGTTCGCGCCCTGCTGCCCCATCTGATACACAGCATCAAACGCCATTTCAAACGCCTCGGGAGACTCGACGGGATTTAAATTGTACACTCTGCTCACAAACTCAGGCGTTGCATCTATCTTTGCCGCAACATTGTTTATGCTCTTGCTTACAGCTTCATTATTTGAAACGTTTGTGTTAACAGGCGCGGACATCTCCGAGCGTTGAGCAACATAATTCCTCAACTCGGATAACTGCTGTTCTCTGTTCAGCGCAGCATGCGGCAACGCCGGGCTTTCCTTATTGAGTTGTGTTTCCGGCGCCGACTGAACAGCAGTACCCTCATTTACCTGCGCTTTCTCGTTAGCTTGTGCAAGCCTATAAAGCTCGTTGCCGCTAAGCTGTTTGCCGTTATTTAGTTTTTCGTCGTATTTCCTTGCAAGCTCATAGCTTTTAGTGCCTCGTTCGCTTTCCAGTCCTTCGTCAACTAACTCTCGCTGAGAATTGCCGTATAATCTTTGCCCGGTTTCTCCGCGCTGCTTTGCTCTGTATGCCGCATTTATGCCGGTTGTAGGGAGACCGAGCAAAGTCGAAACGACCGCCGCGCCGGTAGCTTCCTCAAGCGCCGCCTTTGGATTGATTATAGAGTTTTCATCGTTTGCGTCATACAGCGGCACGTCAGAGTATATACTCTTTAATCCTCTGCCCAAAATGCCCTGTATGATTTCCTCGCTTGCTTCTTCCCCGATGCTCTTAGCGTAGTTGAGAAGCAGACTTTTGTCGCCCTTATTAACAGCTTTTTTCACCCATTCGGGCAACTTCTGCAAGCCGCCAAGTTCGGAGACGCCGCCAAGTTCAGTAACCGCATTTCCTGCGCCATTCAGCGCAGCATAAACAAGCGCCTGCAAGTCATCCGCACCGTCTTGTTTAGCCTCGTCATAGCTTGAACCAAATGACGAGCCAAATATAACTTGCGCATCCGGGCGCGTCGCAAACTGCTTTATCGCGTTCTGAGCTATAGCTCCGGTCTGGCTGAGTTTTGAGGCAGCCTGCCCAATCCGCGCAGCATTAGCAAGCGCGGCAGTGTCGACAGCAGTTGCAAGACCGCCGCCCATAAGAGTTGACGCCATCATTGCCGCCGCTTCGGAGGTCGCCGTGCTGTACTTATAAAGGGGGTTATCTGCATACGCAGCGTCGCGCTTTTGGCGGTATTCTATTTCTTTCTCACCGAGTTTATTAAAGGCTTTGATAGGGTTATCTTTAAAATTCAAGCCTTTAATTCCTAATGCATTATCCCCTGCAGCCTCTGCTATGCGGTCGCCGCCAAACATATACCAAAGCTCTTGCAAAGGGCCTCCGTCCTCGTCACCGAGGCTGGTAACAACATCAGCAGTGGAAACCAAGCTTTTGCTGAAATCGGTTAGGCCTACGTCAATGCCTCTGAGTATCTTTTTATACCACTCAATATCGCCTGCCGATATCGCGTCGCTGCCTTTGGTGAGCTTTTCACCGCCTCCGGCCTGTTGCAGATATGCGTATCCGGGATTGTTGCGCTTAACTGCATCGCCATCCCACACGCTGATATAGCCGTTGCCCTTGCCGGTTTCAATTTTCGAAGCCGCAGCTTTGCCTTTCGTTCCATCGCCGTATACTTTGCTATATACATATCCGGGATTGTTGCGCAAAAGTGCTTTTGACTTCTGCTCATCATCATAGGTTTTTGCTGCCGCACCGCTTTTTATTCTTGCAATATACTCACTGCGCCAATCTGAATTGGTGCTCTTGCTTTTTTTGCTGCTTGCATTGTCACCAACCCAGTTTTCATTAGCTTTCAGTTTCGCAATATATTTTTTTATGCTATTTGAAGCCATTTAGCACCTCTCGTACTTCATTACATTTTCAAACCAACATAAGCTGCCAGAGTATCGGCCTGTTTTTTGCTGATTTTGCCCTCGCTGATCATTTCAACAAGTTGGTTTTGCGCCCATGTCGTACCGTTTGCCTGTTTGCCGTAGTAGAGCGTGTCTCTCAGGCCGCGATATGTAGCATCGTCAACTCCGGTCTCGCTAAAAGTGCTGGATGAGCTTTTTTTGCTGCTCCCCCCTCCGCCGCTCCTGCCGCTTGCACTCTGCGCCGCCGCCTGAGCCGCAAGCTGTGCGTAATAGTTTTTAAGTGTCTGCACATACTCATCGCTCAATCCGGAACGCAAAACGAGATCGGCAGAAGGCGAGCCACCGACCTCAAGTATTGCTTTGACCTGATCTGCCGCCGAATTCATTTGAGACTGTAGCTGTGCATAATTTATCTGTGCTCTATCATAGTCCTGTGCATCCTTTGCCATGTACATGTTATACTGATCTTTAAGCTCGTCGCCCTCATCCTGATACCGCGAATATGCCAGCTGGTAAAGCTCCGGCACAACGCCGTTTAGCTTCTGCAAATACGCGTCATACTGTTGCTGACCGACTGCCTGACTGTAGCTTGAACCGTAGCCGCCCGTAAGAGCTGCCGCCTGACCCATTGTGTCCTGCATGGCAAGTCTGCCCTGATTAATGTACTGTTCCCTGTACAGCTTATACAAAGGGTCTGTCTCGGTGTCGTAGCTGAAGCTTTCTCTGTTGAGGAGTTTGTTGAAAAGCTCATTTATCTGTGTATCATACTGCGGAGTATAGGTGTAATTGGTCTTAGCGTTTGGAAGCCCATCACCGTCTATTTTGGCATTGCGCTGCTGCTCGTATTGAGACGCTGCGGTATAATCGCCTTTACCAAATGCCTGATATATCTTCTTCATATAATCCGTGCCGCTATCGTATTCAACACCGTTGTATTCTTTGGGAAGGTACGAAGAATAATTGTTGGTCTGGGCATAATTAAGCGCTTCACCTTGAATTTTCGCGTTTCGCGCCTGCTCATATTTTGCTGCTGCCGTATAGTTGCCAGCGGCAACAGCATCGTTTATTTTTTTCTGATAATCGGTATCCCTATCATATGTCGTTTTTTTAATTGCCATATTTATGCCTTCCTTTATCTAATCTTTAGTTGCAAAGTGCTATGCTGTGCGTTTCCACATATAGACCACTAAATAGGGCGGTAAAATATTAAATGCCGTTCCGCTGCCTGTAGCACCTGTCGGAATGCCTTGGGCAGCTGTTTTAGCGCTGGTTGAATAGCTTGCATAGTCCAAGTTGGCCGATATGCTGCCGCCGCTTGTCGCAACGTATTGGGGGTGGGTATGGCTTGGCAAATTAGCAGCAGTTAGCTGACATGTAGCAGCACCGCCTATTCTGCCATTAGTATAGGAAGTACCGGCTCCAAGCAAGAACCTATCCTGAATCTGCGTCCAACTGCCGCCAAATAGCTGAGCTGGATCAGTGCTGTTAACGCTCATATAGATGCTGCCCACTGGATATACTAAGTCTGCTATGCTGCTGCTGGGATCGTCACCAATTCCAAGATCAGCCGCCAGCTCTGAGGCAGATCTATATTCTATAATGTTGCTGTCGCTGAAAACCGCTATTTTTTTAGCCGCCGTGTTCATTCTGCTAACGTTTGTCAAGCGAACATCCCCGTTTATCTCACCACCGTACTTATTAAATTTCGATTGAAGCTGGGCAGTAACGGTTTTGTTCTGCACGGGATTTTTGCTGCTTCCGTCCAGATTTTCTTCAACGTCAGACTTATTGAGCTTGTCATCTAATGCTGCTTTGATAACCTTGTTCTGAACAGGATTTTTGCTGCTTGCGCTTAAAACATCATCAAGCGCAATGCTGTCGTTAAGCAAATACGGCAGGTTATCCGATAATTCCAGCAGATATCTCTGCATTGCGGCAATGTTTTCTTCCTGCGTTCCTTTAAATAAAGGTGATTGCGGTGGAATAATATTCATCGAATGTCTGTACCTCCCTCAAACAATTTGCTCATGCTGTAAAGTCTAACCTCCCCGCTGCCGGTGAGCTTTATTCTGAAATGGTCACATCGTCTCGGTCTTACGGGGATCATGAAAGAAGTTGTGCCGGTTCCCTTGATGTGCCCTTGATGCTCCCACTTTCCGCTTGAATCGTACTCAATATAGATGTCCATGTATGAGCCTTTCGGCAGCATCATACGCAAGTTGAAACGGCTGATATACTTTTGCCCTGTATAACTGTAGCCTTGCAGACCCGTGACAGCTTCCCACTCCGGTACGCTCTCTTGTGCGCTCGTTTTGTTGTAATCGCTTATAAGATGTATATCATAGCTATCAGTGCTCTCCTGCGTTACGTATAAAGTATCTCCGTTCACTGAGCAAAATTGCACTGCGTGACTTTCGTCCTCTTTATGCCACAATCCCTTTGCAGCGTCGTAAGCAAACATCGCCCACTGTCCGCTTGAATTCTTCATTGAGATATAGTATTTGCCGTTAGCACTGCCGCCGACAGCATCTGTGTAACGCTCATCTCCAAGGTTGTCCCCTGTAGAATATGTTGTAGAACCGTCAAATGCCACAACGCCGTTACGAGATTTGTAATAGCAAACATTCCCGACCATTGCGACTGAGCCACTGCAACCGTCCTGCACGCCGTCTATCACTTTATCCTGTATCTGATGCGCTCCTGTTGACGATACAAAGACCTTGTGGAAGCAGTTTTCTTTGAAAAATATCGGATATCCGTTAACATTCGCAGCGCCTGTAAACTCGCCCGGTGTGCCGCACGATGCTTTATAGCTATCTGTGGATATGCCCTGAAACACATTCCAGTTAGTTGCATCACCCAGCTTGCAAGCATATATCTCATTTATTCCTTTCATGTTTGCGCTATCAGACTTTCTATAGTGGCAGCCCCACAAACGATTTTGCGCTTGTATGACAAAATCCATATCAGGGACATCCCTGCTCATAAAAAACATACTGCCACTTGAATCAATGGTTTGAGTTGCGCTTATCGTACCGGCTATAACATGCTCAGTGTTATTTCCTTCAACCCACGACTTAACTATTATGTGTGTCCCCTCTATGCCGATCGTGTCTTCTTTGTTATTTATAGTTGTGGATATTCTTACCGCATCACCGGCTGGAAACGTATATGATGAATAAATGTCATTGCCATTCGTAGCAATGGTTATACGCACATATGTACTTGTCCCGGAAGTTATAATTTTGCCGTCCGAATCGCACGGGCTTATCTTGACATAAGGCAATGGGGCAGAAGTCATAACAACCTGGCTGTACATTGAAAGGTGGTGTGAATAATAATAGCCATCGGCATTTTTCTTTGTTTTCACTTTAATACCTGTTGGGAATATAACTAAATCATCGTTAAAAAAAAGTAATTGCACTTTGTCGGAGAATAAGAGTTTTCCCAGATCCGCATAATCATCATATGTGATAGCCGTCATATCTTCGAGATTACTGTAATCCGGCTCTTCTGCCGGATCGCTTTTGTATATTTTATAAAGTCTCTCTGAGCTATATTGGCCGCCGGACTTGTTCCCGATAACATACAAATCTCCATTACTGTCTACAGTCATTCCACCTATGTACGCAAACACGCCGCTCTGAATGAGACTTCGTGCCGCCCTGTTGCCCATGAGCGGGTAATAGTCCGACGTGAGATTTTTCATATCATAAAACTCTCCGTCGCCTATTTTGTAGTTGTGGTTATAGCCGCCGAAGGTATCAACGACTGTTTCAACCGTGCTGCTTTCGGGTATAGTTATATATGTCGGCATGCTGTCCTCCTAAAATCTGAAATGCGTCAGTTTCGGCAGTGGCCTGTGCGCCGCGTCATATGCCTGCGCAAATCGCGTGTAACCGTCGTTGTAAAACAGAACGGCTTTGTTGTACTTGGCATCCTCGCCGTTCTGCTGCGCTATTTTGGCCTGTAGGTAATTAACATAGATATCCTCTGCATACGGCTCAGGAACCAGCAAGTCAGTTGCTATGTCCTCTGCTGCATACTCAGGCTTTTCAAACCTCTCCGCGCCCTCGTGCGTGGCTATCAAGTCTGTATACACCATCTGGTCAATAGTCAGCAGCCATCGTACCTTTTCGGTTTCATCGTATGCGTTAGGCGTAAGCTTATCGGTAATGTCTATTGCTTCTGCAATTGTCATATTGTTCTCCTATTAAAATAGCCGCCATGAGGCGGCTGTTATTTTTGATATTAATTAGTGCGCGGCAAACTTCATCTCGTCGATGTGCTCGTCGAGCATGCGCTGAGCGTAGTTGGAGCGCTCGATCTCGTCCGCGACTTCTTTCGGGACAAGGCTTGTTTTGCCTTTGGGCAGCAGATAGTTTTTTCCGTTTATCGATACAAACAGATCGGGGTCACTGTTTCTGTCGCCTCTCGGTATAAACATTTCAACTCTTTCATCTTCTGTTTTTTTAGCCATATTTCGCTCCTCTCAGGCGGAGGGGCAGAGTGTTCCGCCCCTCCCGGGATAATTACTTGTTTTCCTCGTCAGTCGCGGAATACGAGCTGACGGACATCACGCGGAGTACGCGCTCAGGGTAAAGGATAGTTGCGCCGTTGGTCTCAAACTTGTAACCGATGGTGCTGAACTGGTTAAGAGGACCGCCGATTTCGTCCTTGTCATGAGCGATCATCTCAAGGCCGCCGCCCTCGGGGTCAATAATGCCAAAGCCGTCCTTGCCGAAGAAGTAAGTCGCATAAGTAACGCCGTCGGACTTATTCTTGTAGGTGGTGCTGCCGGAATACTTGTAGCTCGCGCCGAGAATAGGTGCATAGGTATCCTCAATGAAGCGGCAGCCGTGCAGCTCGCCGATCTCACCGTTGAAGATCTCGGAGGTAGCTGCATACTTATGCACTTCAATCCATTCCTTGCTCTGGCGCAGGTCATACGCAACAGAGGGATGGATAACAGCATAGTATTTGCCGTTTATCTTGGGCACACGGTCTTTCTTGAGCTTGGTAACGGCCTTGTTTACCATGGTGGGGGTAAGTAGTGCCCAGCCGTCAGGAGTCGAGCTGCCTCCGCTGGAAGTAGTGCCGCCTGCGCCCATGGTTGCCGGGGAAGTAGGAGTAGAAACTTTAGTGCCGTCCTCGGTGACGTTATCGCAGTACATTACGTTAGTGCCGACAAGCAGCGCATCACGGATAAGGGTTTCCTGAGTAGCCGCAGCGGATGCGCCCATTTCCTCGGTCGCTGCAAGAATGACATCGTCATATGCGCGCATCTCGAGCTTATCGGTGATAGAGGTGTAAGTGCCGTACTGCGTGATAGATGCCGTCAGCTTGGTTGCACCAAACTGCTGACCGGTGGGGATAACGCCTTCCTTAAGCTCAGTCGCCTTTGCAAAGGTGTTAAACTTACGCCATTCAACAGTGGTGCCGCCGTTCTTGGGCAGTCTCTGCTTGCGGCCAAACTGCGCATAGAACATCTCAACTCTGGCATTTTCGAGCAGCTCAGTGTCATAGAACGTCTTAAGTTCGGGTGCCATCGTGTTAGTGGCAGGGCTGGCCGCGACGGCCTCGCCGGTGTATGCGTTGGTGTAGTTGGAGGTGCCGTTGCTTACAAGGGTGTTAACAACGGTGCCTGCATCTGCAAAAATCTGAATCCAATTAAAATTGATCATATCGTTTCCTTTCATGGTCATAGGCCACGCGGAAACGCTCAAGGCTTAAAACTGCCCGGGATATATCTTTTCACCCGATCTAATCCGGGCTTTCAACGCCTCTCTCTGTTCCCTCGTGGCGTTTCTGTAATCAAACGTCTGAATGGAAGCGTTAGAGGACTTGGGAACGCCGCCCTCACTCGGGCGCGATCTATTCGACTGCACAGCATTTGACACCTGCTGCACCGATGCTTTCAGCGCTGCCTGCCGTATGCTTTCCTTTATTTCATCACGATGCACAAGCTCATATGCATCTTCGAGGGAAAACATCAGGTCGGGCGCGGTCAAGCGTCGGAATGTAGGGTTGTCCAGCTCTTTCCGCAAATCAAAGTTGGGGTATTTCTTCTGAAGCTCAACGGCCTGCGCGTTCATCTTGCTCAGATGCTCCATAAGCTTCTGCTCGTTGATAAACTGCTGTTTCTGCGCTTCTGCTGCTCTTGCCACAGCCTCGGAGCGCTCGAGCTGCTTTGCTACCTCGGTCGATACACCCAATTCCGTCGCACGGTCTTCGTAATACTCGTCATCATCCGCGACCGCTTTTGCGATTGCGTCATAATCTCCCGAGTCTACGCCGTACTTTTTGGATAGCAGCTGCAGCGCCGGAGCAAGCTTCTCAAGCCCCTCGGCGTCCGCCTTGTACTTTGTCTTTGCCGACGAGACTACTTTCTGCATCTCCCGGTTATAGTCGGGGTCTGCCATGATTTCATCCCATGTAAGCCGCTTTGCTGTATCTTTAGTCTCTGCTGCCTCTATGGCTTCCTTTGGCGCAGCGGCGGCCTGCGCATCGGCTTTAGGCTGATTAACAGCCTTGCCATATTTCGCCCGTCCGAGTTTTTCCTTAGGCACTCCAAGCTCTGCGAGCCTGTCAGCCGTGGTTTTCGGTGCTGTCTGTTCGGCGGCAACAGACACATTAACGCCCGTGTTCTGCCCGGCGGCGGCAGATGTTTCGCCCGAAGTGGCTGCACCGCCATCGCCGGTACCGTCCGCGAATAGCTGCAACCAACTGAATTTGTTGTGCATTTACATGCCTCCTATTTATTTGCCCGTAGGTGGGCGAGCCCGTCGTACCGCCTGCAGGGCTCGAACCTGCATCTCTATCTATCCGAGCGTTTTACCGTTAAACTAAGGCGATATACAAAAGGGGCGGAGAAGGGGGGACTCCGCCCGTAAGAAAGGAGATGTAGCAGACTATTACAGCCGCCGCCTGCCAGGGCGACATCTTAAAGGAGGTGAACTTGCTGTCTCATGCAACCCACGTTTTCAGCATAGCATTTACTTATGCTTTGCTTTCAGCCCCACCTTGCGCACTTTTTTTAGTTTCTGTGAAAATTTTTATGTATTCCGGGTATTCCTGCATCAGCAACACAAAGCCCTTGACTATTACCGACATTTCAACGACCGCCACAGGGTCATATTCAGTCAGCTTTATTCGCGCTTTGCCGTCGGATATATCAATTTCCGTGATATCTTTGGAACTTTCCTGCAAAATAGCCGCTGCCGTGCGCACAAGGATTGTCGCAGCCGCGCATATCAAATCCTCGCCTTTGGGCGCAGACTGCGCATGCCCTTCGATTTTTAATTCAAACGTGCTGCCGGTGCTGTTTACGCATACATTTATCATGTCGTTGCATGTCCTCCATCGGGCATTGCCGCCTCGCGCGTCTTTGCCCGGGCGTTAGACACCTGCGCATGTTCGCGCTTTGCCGGGTCTTCTGCAAGCTGTATATTCGCCTGCGGTGTGCTGATCTGCACGTTGGCCTGCTGTGCTATAGCCTGTATCTGCGCAAGCGACTGCGCATCACCGCATTTGGCCGCAAGCAGCTCCGCGACTTGCAGCACCGTGTTAAATCGGTCAAACAGGGTGCCGTTTTGCTTGATGGTTTTGCGGACATCGTCGATGCTGTCAAAATCCATCATCGTAAGGCATGCAAGCGCCTGGTCTGTCTGCTGCGGATTGAAAAAGCCAAGGTTATAAAACTGCAAAGCCAATTCATTATTTGACATCTTGGTGTATGCCGTGCGCTTCTGCGGAACGACATTGATATCAAACTCCGGCACACGCTGCCCGATATCGTATCCGGCAAACATCTGTGTCTGCGGCTTTATGTGCTCGTTGGAATAGCTTAAGAACAATTCCTCGCCGCCGTCGCCCAGAATGCGGAACTGGCGCGGCGCATCGTAAAACTGCCTTATCAGCTCTATGACAAGATAGTTTAATTCGCTGTATGCCCTGTAGCTTGCCTTGGTGCTGTCTCTGCTGCCTTTGCCGCTGGCTTCCTGCAATGCTGCTATTGCGCTTGCAGCCGTTACTCCGCTGCTTGTCGTGCCTGTTGCGGTTTCTGTGTTGCCGCTGGTTTCGCGCAATTCGTTGATGCTAAGCTGCAGCATGCTGATATAGTTGCCGTCAAGGTTATCGTGCGTAACAGGCTTTAGGTTATCGTCGTTTAAGCTGCCTTCGACGTTTATGATGGTTTCATTCAGGTTCGTAAACTGTTCAACGTTAACGCCGCAGTTGGCTTTCTTAAAGTACCTGGGTTTTGCGCCGACCATTGCATTTTCCACATACGCCGTTTTCATCAGGTCAATTTCAGTCTGCGGCGCTTTGCACAGGTCTACATAGCCGTATCCGCACGGGCTGCCTTCAATGGGAAACAGCGTGTCAAACACATACGGGTATTTGCTGTGGTCATACCAGCCGGTCATTGCACGGTCAGGGTCATTTTCCGTCGCATAAAGCACCGTGCCCGGAACAAACAGTATGTAGTGCAGCACACCGTTTTTGTGATAGTACGCACTGATAACAGGCACTTTGTCCGTAGTGTCTACATGGTCATCGTATCTGTATTTGCTGGTTATAAAATCATGCGGTATATTCTTGCCCTCCGGCAGCTCAGCCGGGAACATGGCTCGGACTTCGGTTTCGTCCTGAAAATCGACCTCAAAGAAATACTTTGACTGCTGTATATCCTCGACTCCCGGCTCCCAGAATAGATTAAGGATGTTGCACTTGCGCACATCGATATCGCCCAAGCCGTTCATTTTGTTCTTATCCCATATGACCTTGTACACGCCTGTGCCGGTCTTTAGCTTTGACCACATGACTTTGCTATAGGTAGTCTCAAACTGGTTCTTTTCCAGCACAACAGGGATTATTTTAGACAGCATAGCCGCCTCCACCTTATCTCCCTGCTCCCTCGGCAGTATGTTAGGCTCAGGGTAGGCGTCCATTGCGTCGGCGTGTTTGTTGGTGATTACGTTATGCAGCCAGCCGCTTTTGCTACGAAAGCCCGGCTTTGCGTGGCCGTCCTTGTCTTCTTCAACATCGTTTCGCAGCTTCCACCAGTTTTCCGATGCGATGATACGGCTATCGACCGACTTCTTCCCGGCGCGATATTTGTTTAGTATCTGCATCAAATCCTGTATCTGCTGTTCCCCAATGGGTTTTATGCCAAGCATCTGCGCCGCAGTTTCAACGCTGCCAAGCTCGGGCGCTTTGCTGCCGTCTGCGCGTATAGTGTCCTTAGTGATATCCATTTGCTTTGTATCCATCCTTTTTGTATTGGTTCAGTGGGTCTGACAATATAACTTTCGGTTTTTGAGGTATTATCGGGCTTATCGGTCTTGCCATACACATATAACGCCATTCATCGCCTACGTGGTCTTCCATCGACGTGTCCAAATCTTCGGGCTTGTGTTCATCGTACATCAGCAGCGGTATAGTACGGATAAACGCCTTGCAGTTGTCAAACACATACATGCGCGGATAACCGTTATCGTCAAATTGCAGTCGGTAATGGCATTGCATCCAGCCTGCAAGCCGCTTGTTGTCGCCGGGGTCGAAGTACACACCGTATTTCTCGGCGGTCTCCGCGACCGACACGCCGCGCGACACATCCCATATTGACGGGTCAGCAACACCAAGTATCTTGCGCCCTTTAAGCCATGGGTGCGTCTGCTCCGTCTCGCGGATGCGCTTAAACTGTTCGTCGGGTGTCCACTTGACACCTTCATTCGGCGTATCTGTGCAGCCGTACAGTTCCAAAACACGATACAGCACGCCGTCATAGTCGATAGCCCACCATGCGCAACTAAACGGCTTGTTATAGCCGAAGTCGTATGACCTGTATATCGTCCAGCCACGCGCCGCGCCTTCGTTCAGGTCAAACGCCGGTATAACATGCGTAAATCTGCGCTGTGCAATAGCTTCTTCCTGCGTTATCCCTGCCTTTGCGCACAGTTGCGCATCCGGGCGCGTTCTGAAATCTTCAAAGAATGCGCCGTCGAATATATCCCATTCGCCCTCCAACCACGCCTTACGCAGCTTAGGCGGCAGGGCTTCAAGCTTTTTTATATAGTCGGGGTCTGCATCCATCAGCGGCTTGTTATCCGTGACCTTGCTTTGAATGAATGAATAGTCCTCCGGGTTCTCCCCATCGGTATAGGCGCGGTCTATCGCCAGCCGTTTCACCCAACTGTGACCCACACCGCCGGGGTTACATGTAACATATATCCGCCGTGGGAAATCATTCGCGCCACGCACGCAGGCCGAGAGCTTCCTAAACCGTTCTTCGGTTTGGTGGGTACCTTCGTCCAAAAACAGAATATCCGTTTCTGTGCCCTGAAAGCGTTCTGCATCCTTGTCGGTATCGCAGTACCTAAACAATATTCTACTGCCGTTCGGGAATGTAATGGCCTTCTTCTGATCGTTATAGCTTGCCATGCGCTGTGATTTATCAGCATCATAGCAATGCAGATCGCGTGTCAGAGGTACTATGTGGTTTTCCTGCAATTCCGGGTATGTTTTACGCACGATCATTGCTGTTATCCCCGGAAACTTGAAGCAGTACAGCACCGCCGAGACGCGCACGACGAAGCTTTTACCGCCGCCGCGTGCGCCGCCGAAAAACACAACATGCGTCCTATCCTTTAAAAATTCCTGTTGTGTAGGGCTTAGGTAGTCGATTTTGTATTCAGGCATGGTTATTTACCGCAGAAATCATCGGCACCGGCAATGATAACGCGCACCGGCTCAGGCTGTGCTTCTCCTGCTGCCTGGCGTTCAAGGTTTTTAATGCGCGCTTCCTGCTCGCGTTTATCGGCATCGGATTTAACACCCTGGATTTCCGCAAGGTCTTTCATTGCGCCTGTAAGGCTTTTCAGGCCGCGTTTATCCTTGATAATATCCGCATCCGTTAACTGTGCTACAGCGCTGCATAGCTTGCTTGACAGCAGCCCAGCAGCTTCTAACAGGCTTTTATATTCCTGATAGTCAATTTCCAGCTGTGCTTTGATACGGTCTGCGCCCTTGGCCGCGCTATACTGCGTCCGCTTCTGCGCCCATTTTTCACGCTCAGCACGTTTTCGCAATGTGCTGTAAGAAACGTTGTGTTTCTCGGCAAGCGGCCTTGTGCCTATGTCGGTAGTAATATATTCAGTTTTGATATCATCCCATTTGCTCATGCCTTTATAATAATGTAGGTGGCGCTGCATTAATCAGCCCCACCTTGCCCACTTTTTTGCTGCACATAAAAAAACAAGGGTAACGCTTAATGCGCTACCCTTTAGTATTTTTCCGCTAATGTGATCTTGTAGACCGGGCATTGTGCGTACTGTGTGCAGCAGTATTTGGACACATACACCCGGCGTTTCTGCTCGTCGCCTTTAAACCACAGCTGCAATCTTGCGTCACCGCATGGGCCTTCGCAAAAAATCTTGTTCTCACGCGCCGAGCCTTTTGACCAAAACGGGCATTTTGCCCGGCTGTCATAATATCCGTCAGCGCCCCTCATGCAGCGTGTACCTCGCGTACCGTGTCGGGATGCCGTAACGGTTAAGTCCGGTCTCCATCGTTGTTTCAACGTCATAGCCGCGCTTGCGAAGATCAAACACGCGCCCGGATGCCCTGCCTATGCCGTAGTCATACATGGCCTCGCGGCTTGTTATGCTGCCGTGTTTGCGCATGTGATTTAACATCATTTCGCACTGACTTTGAATTATCATGTTCCGCGATACCTCCAACATTTTTTAGTTGTAAATGTCTTTACCGCCCTTGCGCGTTTTATGTAGCCAGTCACCAGCAGCTCCCTTGCCGGATATTCATTCCGCGCCGCCGCCTTGCGTTTATCGTTCTCCGCGCAAAACGCCTGATAGCTGCTGCAATTGGCGTGGCAGCCTATGCGGCGCGCTGTGCAGCCTTTACAGTCGTTAGTCATCTTTTTGTAAATTCTTTGGGTGCAAAAGCAGCGCACCAGCCGTTACGCTTATCGCAGTCGCAAGCGCACTAATCGCAGCACCAGTCGTAATAGGTGTTTTCGCTGCGGCGGCAGATTTCACGGATAGCATTTTTATACAGCGCTATCGCTTCTACAAGCATAGAAATCCGCTTGCTCTGCGCAGATATAATCTGTATATGCATATCTTCGATTTTCTCGGCGCGTTCTTCGGATTCACCGTGCAGCAATCCTAACAGCCATAGGCGGATTTTATATAGTAATCTTTTCATGTTTCCCGTCCTTTCAAAATGCTATGCCCGAATGTTCGCCGCGTTCGGGCAAATCAAACACAGCATTTTTAACATCCCATGTTTTAAGTCTACGTCGAATGGTAGGTTGATTTACGCCCGATATTTCCGCCCATTCTGTAAGCGTATGTTTTATCCCGTCTATTTCTATAACATGGTTGTTCCTTCTGTTATTTTGCTGTTCTTTGACTGTTGCCCATCGGCAATTTTCAGGGCAATAGTTCCCGTCTGCATCTATTCTGTCGATTGTAAGCCCGTCAGCATATCCGTTGCTATTAGCCCATTGTTTAAATGCCTTATAATCATCCCATTCTTGGCAAACCTTAATGTCTCTCCCGCCGTAATGGTTATAGCAAGGATTGTGGGGATTGTTACATCGTGATCTCATTAGTACCCAAATGTTATATAGCCGTGTCCGTTTGTTTGTTCGCCAGCTGGCTTCTCCGTGTTGGGCACGTTTTTCCCCCATCTTCTTCATTGCGCACTTTCTACATAATCCATTGCTGTCGGACGGTTGTGCTATAAATTCTTCGCCGCACTTACATCGCATTACCCAAAGGCGGTTATTTCCTGCTCGACGCAGCAATATAGCACCGTTAACTATATCCCCGGCTTTTCTTCGTACATATGGTCTATTCTTATTCAAAGTATCCAAACGCCTTTTTCCCCTTTCTTAACGGCAAGTCCTGCATTTCCGGCTTTGTGTTTTCCATAAGCATCGCGCCGAGCACGTTGAATGCAGCGGCGGCAAGATGGTCTTCATCGTCAAGACCGCACTGATACTTTGCCAAGTGCCTACAGGCGCTGTCGATAAACGACGATATCGGAATACCTTTCGTGTAGTTCCAACGCCCGTAATGCTCCGCCCCGCGTTCGTAGTGCTTAGACAGCCGCAGGAGCGCTTCCCACGGGAGGGATATCATATCGCCCTTGCCGGTTACGCTGTCCCTTACAGCGCCGGTAGAAAACTCGCGGCGTTCATCTTTTTCGAATTTCATTATCCTCCCACCTTTCGCCGATATCTTCTAAAAAGTGCAGAAATTCATGCGTATCTGCGCAATAATATTGTTTGCCGTTAACGGTAACCGTGTAGCTGCCGTCGTGGTTGCTTTTGGCTTCCCAGCCTACGTTTTTAGCCATTATCGCCTACCATACCTTTCATCGAATGGCGAGAAGTTATCCTCGCCCACTATTTCACGGATGCGCCGGTCAAGGACGGTTTTTGAATATTCCAGGCTTTTATCGCCCACGCTGTCTTCTACGAACAGTTCGGCAATTTCGTTTACATACATAACGAATCTTTCGCCGAACGCCTTAGCGCGTCCAGCGCCCAAGCCCAAAATATCATTAGCGGCCATAAACGCCGCGTCCTCCGCAAGCTGCATGCGGTTACGCCCGTAAAGCTGTAACTGAATGTTCACTTCGCGCTGCACGGCTTTTGCAAATGCTGATTGCTTAGCCATCGTCTGACCGCCTTTCGCAGATTTGGTCTATTACGTGCTTGCATTCATCGACCATCTCGGCGGTTGTCCAGCGTTTTAACTCTTTAGTATACGGAAAGTCGCGACAAGCGCCGTTATAATCCCAACAATGGGAATAATCCCAGCTAATGAACGCTCCTTTCCGATCTACAGTCGCTAAATATTGCTCCAAATACGTAATTCCGCCGTGACAGTCAATCTTTTCAACATTTAACGGTTCGCCTTCATATTCACTGATATCAACATACGCGCATGGATGCGTCCCGAGATTCAGCACATAGTAGTCAAGTCCTCTATAGTTTCCATAGGCCAGCCGTTCGGGGGCGCAGCGCTCAGACTTGTAAACCATTTCTTTCATTTGTCAGTCCGCCTTTCTCCATAGCTGCAAAAATCGTCAGCCTTTACACACGGTAAGCCATAATCACATCCGCATTCGTATTCATCCGGTTTGTAATACTTGCAGTCCTTACACCGCACTACCAGGACATAGCCCATCTGCGCCGCCATGCGCTTAAACTCGCTTTTTGTCGGTTCGTGAATATAAATAGGCTCGACAGCAGGCGCACACTTAATGCGCTCGATAACTTTGCGAGCGCCTCGCATTTCTGCGCTCGTTATTTTTTCTCTTACCGTGTATACCACCGATTGTTCGATGTCATGTAACAGCGCTTCACGTTCTATGTATTCAGCCATGGTCGTTCTCTTTTCCACTAAGCCACGCACGCAGCTCGTGCACGCACGAAACGCACAGATCATAGTCGGTCTCGTTTCTGCTCATGTTATGCCGCCGCATTCCTGCATAGATCACGGAGCCCTTTGGGTTTATCTCCGCGCCGCAGCGGTCACAGATCAGTTTTGTCGCCATCTTTCCTTGCCTCCAACGCCTCTTTCGCTTTTTCTCGGGTCAAAAAAATCGTTTTCCCTATGGAACTTTCCACGTATGAGCAGAACGGGATTGTATCAATGTCCCACCGTCCCTGTATTGCGAGGTATCTCATGTTTACGACTTTGTGCTCTAAGATTCCTCCGTCGAACACTCTGAATAACGTGTCACCCACCTTGCACGGCTTCACCACTACGCGCCCGTCCTTGTCGGCTTTCAGCAGTTCTCTGATGTGCTCGGTCAAGCGGTCGTTGTTTTTTTCAGTTTCCGCAAGTTTCCGTTCCGCAAGTTCTATGCGTTTTTTCAGCCATTCGTTTTCACGCCGAAGGTCTTGGATTGTCAAATCTTTCTCTGTCATAGCCACCTCAATAACCGTACGGGTATGCCGCGACCGCATGTGGCGCAGTCGTTTGCTTTTCGAGTTCGGTAAGCCTACGGGCGATATCATTGAAAGCTCTGCTCATGCGCTTATCAAGCTCGTTTATGCGCTCATCATTCAAGCGTTTTTCATCGCACTCATTTGCCCACTTTTCATACTTTGCCTGTTCCTCGGCGCGAACCTTCGCCATTGCTTCTTCAAACTTTTTACGTGTGATTATCATTTTCTGCTTTCCTTTCTTCCAAAAATCCTAAATCAATCTGGTTAATCTGCACCGCATCCATCCCGGATATTCTGCAATCACTGCAAGGGCAGCTAAAGCAGCTTGAGGAATACGGGCAGGGCTTGTTTACTGTTGGTCGACGCATAATTCTTCACATATTTCAACGATATGCTGACACAGCGCAGCAGGGATAACGCTTCTTTCTCTGCTGCCGTTCAAGCCCTGTGTTCCAGTGCGTGAACCTCTCGGCGCTGCCGCATGACAAGGGTCACCATTTTTGCACATCGGCTTAAACTGGGGGTCAGGATGGTTTGTCCAGATATCCGTAGGCTTCATCCTGCGCTGTTCAGCAGGCTTGTCAAGCTCATATTGGCAATATGTAACCGTGTACCGTGGAAGTCCCTGCATCCATGTCATCTTCCGCATACCGCCCCTTGGATTTTCGATAAACCAATACTTTGGGGATAATGCTGAAATCAGGCGTAAAACATGCTGATCAACCGCATCGCAGAACTTCGCATATTCGCTTACCGGGTCAAGGTTTCCGGTGTCAGGGTTCTTTCTGCGGTGATGACTTATCGCTGCTATGCTGAATGTGCTGCAATCAGGGCTTGCCCATATCACATCAGGTCTGCCGAACTTCTGAAGGATGTCTTCGGCCTTGACTGTCATGATGTCGGCATAAAGGTCAATATTCTCAAAGTCCTTGCTCCATTCAATTGAAAACACTTCATGACCTTTAGCCTCAAATGCCTTGCCGATACTCCGCGTCCCGGCGAATAATTCAAGAATTTTCATCAATACACCGCCCTAAAATGATTTTCGACTGAATCGCCCGTAAACCACAGGTATTCGCTGCCCAGTTCACGCACAACTTCTGCGCCCTGTTTCTCCGCCGCCCAGCGCTGAACAACATCCAGCGCAACGGCATAGAGGTTATCCCACACGGGAAAATCAGCCGAATAGCCGTAAAACTGCCCCGGTTGCGACACAACGCCGATTATGCTGTCAGGAAAACGCGCATCGTCAACGCGATTAAGCACACACCATACGCACTGCTGCTGATTTAACAGGGTGCAGCCCCTTGCTTCGCCGTAAAGCATCTGCGCAAGGGCTATCCCGTCGGCCTCGGTAAAGTACATCTCGTACTCAGGCTCTGCCACTTCCACTACGCACAGGCCGTGCGTATCAACCTCGGGCGGCACACCGTCCGCATCGGCCTTGTTGCCCCCTTTGTCAAGGGCAAGCAGTACCATGACTATCAGCGCCAGCAGCGCCGCGCACACCTGGGCTATGATGATCGTGTATTTATTCATCGGCTACCTCGACAAATTCGCCGTCCGCAAGCTTATACCATGTATCAGCCTTTATTATTTCGCCATCGATCTGTGCTGATTTAACGCAAACAGGGGCACAGCGCTGTTTATCGCTGTCATATGCCCACTCCGCAAGTGTTATCCAGTTGCCGACTGCTCCTTTTATAATGCTGTTGATGCCTATAGCAGCACCTACGCTGGTGTTGCCCGAAATATCGATCCGCGCGGAGTCGCCTGAGCTGCCTATCCGCGCGAAGTCGCCTGAGCTGCCTATCTGCGTGGAGTAGCCTGAGCTGCCTATCTGCGCGGAGTCGCCTGAGCTGCCTATCCGCGCGTAGTCGCCTGAGCTGCCTATCTGCGCGGAGTCGCCTGAGCTGCCTATCTGCGCGGAGTCGCCTGAGCTGCCTATCCGCGCGAAGTCGCCTGAGCTGCCTATCCGCGCGTAGTGGCCTGAGCTGCCTATCTTCGCGGAGTAGCCTGAGCTGCCTATCTTCGCGGAGTAGCCTGAGCTGCCTATCTGCGCGGAGTCGCCTGAGCTGCCTATCTTCGCGTAGTCGCCTGAGCTGCCTATCTTCGCGTAGTAGCCTTTATTAACCTTATTTCTCGGCATGCTCTTTATCGTTTTCTCGCACGCGAAATCAACGCAAGCCTTGATGAAACCGGAAAATCCAAGCTTTACGCCGATTTTGATAGTGCTTGTGGCGAATTTTCGCCCATCATCGGTAACAGGCTTGTCGATAGCTTCTACGGTCGTAAATTCGCTGAACTTGCCATCTTCGCGCACCAGCGGGTAATGGTCCAGCACGTCAAACGGATTAACGCAGTAGTGCGTAACCCCGCCGACGCATACGCCGTGCCCGTTTTTCTTGTAGGTTTTGCCTTCTTCGTACTGATAACCCCTGCATACGAGTCCGGGGTCATAGGCTTTGTAGCCGTGTTTGTTGTCTGTCATGGTTGTTCCCCTTTCACTTTTGCGTAGATCGCTTTTAAGTTTTCAAGCTCGTCGCTGCTGACATTCTCCCTGTGCTGCTCAACGCCTAGTCGCTGCTGTTCGCGTTCTTTCAGCGGATAGACATCCTGCCAGCATTTAACGATGCTTTGTTCAAGCACCGATTTCCACTGCTCCGGCGGAAATTCGTTTTTAAGCTTTGTCACTAAAAGCTGCTTTGCCCTGTCAGTCATGGGCTTTCTGATGCTCCGGCGCATTTTCTCGAAGTCTTTCAAAACGGCCAGTAAATCACCATCACCGGCCGCGAAAGCGGCGAATGCGTCAGCATCGCGCGTGCGCGCGCTTTTGTCTTTGTCTTTGTCGATTGTCTTATTGTCTTTGTCGATTGTCTTATTGTCTTTGTCTTGTGGGCTTTTGCTTGCACTTGCTGCATTTGCTTGCAAATGCTCTTTTTGCTCGCAAGTGCTCCTTTTGCTTGCACTTGCTGCGTCACGCCGCTTTTGAGACAACTCATCCTTTGATAAAACATCTCTATCAATCTGCGCCCTCATCATGGGGAATAAGAATCGTTCGTTCCCGTTGAGCTGCGGAACTTCGCCCGACCTTGCATAGGTTAACAAGGAAGTGAAAAGTCTCCCCCTCTCAGCGTCACCGAGCGGCTCTATCGCATCGAGATAATCAACAAAGACCTTGATATAAGTTATCTCGGCCATAGCTCACCCTAAAACTGTGTATACCATGCCTGACTTGCTTATAATCTTGTTCCCTCTCGCAAGCGAATTTGATACATATGACGGATTTCTACCAATAGATCTTGATGCAGCCGCCATAGACGGGAACAATGTCTCATTGCCATCGTCAGAAATTAGCTTTACTGGTTTTTGCATATTTTTGTACAGCCCGGTTAATATGCCATGTTTAATGTTGTCGACAAGTGTTACCCATTCCAGATTAGATGCGGTGTTGTTTTTAAAATTTCCGTCGATGTGGTTAACTGTCATATCCGGGCAGTAACCATCGCACCATGTCATTGCAACGAGCCGAGCAACAAGATAATCTTTTTTCTTGCCGTCTTTCCATAGCGAAACTCTAAAGTCACCGCGCCCCCCATTTTTTTGCGTCTTTGGCTTTAAAACGCGAGATTTCCAAAGCCGTTTCGCATATTTCGCATTGGAAGTTACCTTGTTTGGTGCGCTTCGTATATTTCCAAGGTCAGAAGCTTGATATATTCCACTATAACCAGGTATGTCTTTCCATGTTTCCATATTTCCACCTCGTCAGAACGGAAGCGAATCTTCACCATCGTCCGGCAGCTCTTCAAAGTCTGCTGCGGATATATCGGGCGAGGGTACGGATGCAGCGCGGCGGCTCTCACCGAAATAGACATGCTCTGCAACGACCTTTGCGGTAACTCTCCGCTTGCCGTCGTTGTCCTGCCATTCGTCCATTGTAAGCCTGCCCTGCACAACTATCATGCTGCCGGTCTCGAAGTATTTGCCGACGAAATCAGCCGTTGAGCGCCATGCCTCGCAGTTGATAAAATCCGTCTTGGGCTTGCCGCCCTCGCTTCCGGCATAGTCGCGCTGACAGGCGACCGTGAATGACGCGACCGGGATGTTAGTCCGCGTGTATCGCGTTTCGGGCGTTCTTGTCAGTCTGCCCATGATGGTTATCTGATTAAGCATTGTTTCTCCTTTCAAATCCATGACTTGCCGAACACTTCCATGAACTTTTCGTGTCCGTATAGTTCTTCAAATCGTTCCTGGCACTCGCGCTTCAAGCGCAAATCAAAATCGTGGTTTCGGTGTACGCTGTATTCTGCGCCGGTGTGCCAGTCCCAGCGCAGCCATACCCAGCAGCCCCATTTGTCGGCGGCTTGTCTGCGTCCTCCACCGTATACATGGTGGAGGTTTAGCCCTTGTGTGTCGCCGGTGATGTAGCATTCTCGGCGGCTCTGCATGATGCTATCTGCCATCCCACGCCTCCAAAAGCGCCTCGATCTCATCTTGCGGCCTTGTCTCGATGTCCAGCGCCCGGCAGTCCTGAATCAGATTGTCTATCAGCATTGACATTTGCCGAGTGTCGAAGTCCGAGCTGCCCATGTGGAAGAACACATTCCAATAGCCTGTGTACGCCGGTTCTCTTTCCGCCTTGCGCCCGATATGCCCTCTTTGCCAGTCGGTCATTGCCGCATCGGTGTACTCATCGGGGATTAGAGCTATGTAATACAGCGTCGGGATATCCAGCAGCGCATTTCGGTAAACTTCTTCCGGGCTTATCCGCGTCGCAAGCGATATATCGTTTATCAGCCGCCACGCATACGCATTAGCATCCAGACTGCGCTTTTTGCGTGTCTTTTTGATTTCATATTCGCCGGGCTTAAAGCCGTATACAAAGCGCCGTGCATCGTCGCGTGGTATCGCAAGGCTTACACCGTCCGGCGTTATTTCCGCATTACTTATCTTCATTGGTATTCACCGTCTCTACGCACTTATTGCACAGCACCGCGCCGAATTTCTTCTTTGTTCCCTCGCTCCATTTGCGGAGGGATATAGGCTTGCCGTCAGCGCCGGTGTAGACAGCCAGCGGCGCGCTGCATCGCTCGCAGCGGTAAACAAGCTCGTCCTTCGGCTTAGCGTCATGCTGTACAGGCGGTTTGCGGTCAGCGGGCTTGCGGTAATATTCATCGTTGCTGGGGTCTGCGTCGGGGTCGTCGCCGGTGCTGATCTTGTACATCTTCATCAGCGCATATTTATCGGCGTATGTCATGGCCTTGCCGCTGCCCTTGTCCTGCGCGTCGATGCCTTCCGCAAAAGTGGTTGTTTCAATGTATTCGTCCGGGTTATCAATATTTACAAAGCGGTAAACCGTCTCAACGCGTTCAAAAAACGTCGTCTTTTTGCCGGTAATGCCGTTGTAGTTGGTTTCGCTTTCAAGCCGTTCGCTTTCAAGGACGGTGCGCGACGCGGGGTAACTGTAAACGCCGTATTTAGCTTCAAGCGGCTTCACATTATCTATAATGTCGCGTTCGGACACTGCCTTGTAGCCCTTGCCCTTGCCGGTATCTACATGTAGGTTTTTACCGACGGTGTTCAGATCGGCGGTTATTGCAGCCATGCGCTGGTAGATGTTCAGCGCCGTATCTCTTTTGATTTCTTCCATATCGCACCTACTTTACCGACATGCTTCTGCTTTCGGCTATCCACCACCCCGGAACATCTATGCCGGATTTGATAGCGGCCTTGATAGCGTTTTTGTCAGGCTTTTTTTCAACCTTGACGCGCATATATTCGTCAGGGGCTGTGCTTTCATCGTCGCTTGCCGCTGGATGTGACGTAGTCCAGCGCGCTACCACCTTGCCGGATTTGTAGTTTTCACCGTCCAGCGCGTCGGCAGCAGCGGTCTTGAAGCGCTCGGCGCGTTTTTCACAATACTTCTTGCGTGCTGCCAAGCGGCCAATTTCCAGCTTGATTGCTTCCGCTTCCGCTGTGTCGTTTTTATAGCCCAACAGCAGATTTTCAATAACGTCCTTGCGCTCCATGTTCAGCGCTTCAAACTGCTTAAAAAATTCTTCGACGGGCGCTATGACGTTGCCGTCTTCGTCTTTCCAGTCGCACAGCTCGCCGGTCTCGGCATCTGTGAAACGGTCGTACAGTTTCATGATCTTGTTATCAACCCAGTACAGATTGTTCATTTATTGTTCCTCCTTTGATACTTGATATTTGCAATTTTTCGTGATATTCTTTTTGAAAAAAGGATGTGTTTATATGCGTACATGCCCGCGTTGCGATAACCCCTGCTGTAACGATAGCGATTATTATTGTTTCAACTGTGGTATGCCTTTGCAAAACCATTGCAGAGACGAAAACTGTTATTATAACTCTGAGGACGAGCTACCGCCTGAGGCCTGCTACTGCCCACAGTGTGGCAGCGAAACAACTTACTTAATAGAAAAATTCATATCTCCCGCTTCATTCGACTGAATCAGCTTTCCGCATTTCGGACAAAAGTGCCACCTTTTGCTCACATCCCGACCGCATGTGCATTGCATGCGGTCTTCTTCTTTTATCCGCTTATCAGCAGTCATCGTTATTCCTCCTTATTTAAATGTGTATCTCTCTCGCCTCTTAGCGCACTCGGCCTCCGCAGTATCGGCAAACCACACAAGCGCCGATACAATGCCGCCTATCGTAAATACGATGCCCATGACGGCCACGCAGAACCAAAACAGTATCATTACCCTTTCCCCTTTCAGCACTTGCCCACAAGTGCCCTCAGCTCGTCTATCGGGATATCCAGCGCCCTTGACAGCGCCTTGACCTCTCCAATCTTCCACGCGTCCGACGTTCCGCCCATCATCGAGCGGTAACGCCCTACGCTTATGCCCATTCTGGCGGCAAGCTTGACCTCGCTCAGCTGCAACGCACTTTTTCGACCGAGCACGAGCTCCTTTAGCGGGTCTCTGTCGATTTTGCCAAATCGCGTTCTCGGCATTTTATTTGCCCCCTTCGTTTCTTCGTGCCATGATCGCATCAAACGCCGCGTTAAGCTTCGCCTCGGCGTTCCTGGGCTTGCGCTGGCCGTTGAGTATCATGGAAATATAGCTTTTGCGCACGCCCAACTCATTGGCGATATCTACCTTTGTTACCTTTGCGTTGTGCATGCGGCCTATAAGGTCTCCCGTCCACATTTCCGGCATTTTATCAGCTCCTTTCTGTTGCAATTGTTCACCGAATGGTATAAGATGAGAATGCCGCGGTAATCTTGCCTGCAGGATGAAAGGGGGTGTTTTCATGGAAAGTCTTTTCGGCTCTCTCATGAAACCCTTCCGGTGTCCTTTTAATTCAGCGTGCCGTTCCGGGAGTCTGACCCGGACGCGCCGCGTGCGTCGAAACGCTGATGCACAGCTAAGCACTCATTCGTTCTGAGTGGTGGGGGAGGGACTCGCTATCCCTTCACTTGGTGCAGATCAAGTGATAAAAGTGCGTTGACGAACCACCTGCGCTGCGCAAAGGGCTAAGTGCAGAAGGAAACCGGCGCTTGAACGAGGCGTCGGTTTTCTCGCGGCATCCTCAAGAAAAGAGTTGCAAAGTTCACAAACTGTGTTATTATCAATATGCCACTATTAGAACAAACATCGGAGCAGCCAAAATCTCTTGATTTTCTTGACTGCTTGCGTTAGCTTTGTGTACTTCGCGACCACATTTATGATTATAGCGTTTACTTTCTTAAAAGTCAATAATTTTGGTTAACTTCTTGACTTTGAGCGTTTTGCACAAAAACGGCGGTGTACTTTTGTGTTTTATGACAACTTTCTTGAATTATGTAATTCCGTAGGTGAAAAACCGTCGGCAGTTGCGCTCAAACTTGGCATATCTAAAGCTACCGTGAGCAACTGGAAACGCCGGAAAAATGGCGCAACCGACGCAACCGCACTCAAAATCGCCAATTACTTTGGCATAACGGTCGATGAGCTGAAAACGGGCATAAAAAAAGAGCCCTCCATCCCGACGGATGAAGAGCTCGGTAAAAACGATGCTATGTGGTCAGCTTATGACGGTGTGCTTGACAGCACAAACGGACTGTCATTGCATGACACTGATATTATTTTAAAAATGCTTAAAGACGGTGGGCAGGGCATGACCTATAATGAGCTGCTTGCTTTTGCCTCTGCGCTTAGCAAACTTCCTCCTGAGCGTCGCCAGCACCTTCTTCACTCCGCTGATATGCTTCGGCAAGACAAGTCAGAGCCCTGATCAGGCTGCCGGTGCCGTGCTCCGCAAGATCCATGAGCTTTTCCTTTTCCCACTCGCTGAACATGGGGAAATTATGATCCAGCTCATAGCGGTACATTGCCAATTCGTCAGCGCTCAGCATTTTTGCACCTCTTTTCCGCAGCTTCACAGCCCTCCAAAAAGCCTTTACAATATATTAATTGCTTTTCGCCCATTACACATATGTAGGCCGTCAGTTTGGTTTCAATTGCCCTGCGTTCCGGGTCTCCGGCTAAATCCTTGAACCGGGTTTTAACATGCTCAAGAAAGCCTGCTTGTTTTTTTGTCGCATCCGCAGTGAGACGGTTGAAAGCTTCTTTTTCCTCTGCAAATGCCGGAAAATATCCGAGCATCTCGCACAGCGCCTTCATTTGATTGTCAGTCAGCATTTTTATTCCTCTCTCTCATGTATTTGTTTAAAGAGTTGATTTTATGAAAAAACGTCTTATTTGTTTGCTGCTTGCTTTGTGTATGGTGTTTTCGCTTTGCGCTTGTGCCAAGGACAGCGCCGAAACTGTGCCCGGCGACAATAGAACTGTGTATGTCAGTCAAAGCGGCGGCAAAATACATCGTTACAATGATTGCAGCGGCATGAAATACTATGATGTCATGACCTACAGTGAAGCTATAGACAAAGGCTTTACCGTTTGCGAAAAGTGCTT